AAATGGTTAAAGGCTTTAGGTTTTACCTTTATCAATTTCCATCCTGAGTATGGTCACATGAAGAAACCGTTCTATGAGTTTGTGAGGATCGTCTAAATGTGTGTTATGGCTTTAGCTCCAGTAGGTACTGCTTTAACAGGCGGTGCTTTAACAGGTCAAGCTGCTGCTACCTTTGCAACTTCATTAGCTTTGGGTGGTACAACAGGTTATATAGATATGAGAAGGACTAATCAACAAGCTAAGTTTCAAGCAGAACAAGCAGTAAAAGAAGCAGAATCTGCTGATTTAGCTTTAGCTAGAGAACAAGAAGGACTTGGAGCTAGACTTAAAGAAGAAAGAAAAGCAAACATACAAGAACAATTAGCTTTAGCTAAGAGAGGAGCACAAGCAGCAGGAGCAGTAAGAGCTAGTGAAAGATCAGGATTAACAATTGACTTATTGTTAGGTGATGTAGAAAGACAAGAAGGTGAAGCTAAGAGTTTATTAGAACAAACAATGGAATCAGCAACTCAACAGTATAGAAGAAATACTTTAGGTCTAAAAGCTAAAAGAGATAATCGATTTAATGTAGCTAAAAGTAAACGTAATCAAGCACAAGGAATGACAAGAGGAGGTTTAGACGTTGCTTTAGGTACACTTAGCAGTGGTCTTTCTAGTTACACAAATCTTTTAGGTCAGGCTTAATGACTAACAGTTTTCGACCACAAGCACGACCAGTAGATACATTTGTAGAACCTGTTAGTGTTGCACCTCCTACTGACTTAGATGTTTTAGCAAGAGCTTTAAAGACTGTTAATCCTGGTATTGAAGCTTTCTTAGATAACAGATTAGATGAAGCAATTGAAGATGAAAAACAAAAAGGTATTGAAATAGCTTATGACGAGTTACTAGATGATGGTAGTGTTAAAAAAGCTGTTGATAAAGTAAGAAAAAAAGATGGCAATGAAGCTGCTAGACAATTAATAGGTGGAAGTATTTTTTCTCAAAAAGCTTACGAAAGAATGAGAACACAAATACTTGCTTCTAAATTTCAAAATACATTTGATGCTGATTATCTTAACGCTAAAATTGACACTGGAGAAGTAGATGCAGAAGGTCAACCAATTCTTTATGCATTAAGAGAACTTCCTCATAATTCTGAGCATGTTCAAGCATGGAGACAAGAGAGAGCTAACAATTATTTATCACAATTAGAAGGAATAAGTCCAAAAATTGTGAATGATCATTTTATGCCAACGATGCAGGATAACTTTTTTAATTTTACGTCTAAACATTCTAAAGATCATAGAGAATTTCAATTTGAAAACTTACAATTAGAGATACCTAATATTGTAAGAGAAGCTTCTGATTATATATTTAAAGGTAATCTTGAAGAAGCTAAAACAAAAATAAATGATCATCTTGATCTTTTAAGAAATGCTGGTGTGACTGGTGCAGAATCTAAACAAGTATATAAAGACTTGTTAGATAATATTATTGCTATAGCTGAAATAAACAGATCAAGTGGAAATCCTGTAAGAATTAAAAAAGCAAGATCACTACCTACAACACTTGCAAAAATAATTTCTTATGGTCCAAATGGATCTAAAAATTTACTTGATCATCCTGATTTTGCAGAGAGATTTTCTAATTTTGAAGAAAGTTTTAGTTCTACTATTGTTAATGAACTTAAAGCAAGAGATCAATTAGAAGCACTTGCAAAAGAACAAAACTTGAAAGAGACAATGATAAAAATATCAAACATAAAAACTACAAATGATAATGGCGATGTCATTCCTGAAAAAGTAAAAGAACAACAAGATTTATATAACGACTTTTTAAACGACCCTGCAAATGTAGATATTTATCAGGACGTTCAAAAAATAGGAATGATGGATAACCAACGATTAAAAACTGAAATAGCACCTTCACTAAGAAGAGCAATAATGGAAGGTTTTTATGGAGATGATATAGGCAAAGCTTTGAATGATATACGCATGGCTCAATCACAACATCCGACATTAGATGCAGAAGCTATTGGAATTTTTCAGCAATTAGAAACCCTTGCTAGAACTGTACCGAAACTTGGGACACAACTTCAAACAAGTGTAGACAACATAATGAAGCCAACGGAAATATTTTTGGGCAAAGGTCTTAATGGATATCAATTAGCAGCAAATGCTAAGAAAGGCATTAAATTAAGAAGAACAACTGAAATTGAATTTGAAGAATGGTTGACTGATTACATAGAAACAAACAAACAATTTCCAAGTCGACAAGAAATTCAAGATAAAGAAAAACAATATAGAGATCAATTGCTTGCTGAACAAGGAATTTTAGAAAAAGACGAGGTTGATTCTGATTACCCTATTGGAATAGCTGATAATCCATATAGAAATTACAGCGGTAAAAAAGAATTTAACACAGGAGAAACAAAGTCAAATACTGCATCTTCATTTATGGAGACTGGAACTACACAAGGTTCAACACCTATAGATGCAAAAATAAAAAACCAAAAAAAAGAAAAAACGAAAAACGTAACGACAAAAGAAGTAGAAAATAAAACACAAGATACGAAAGAAAATAAATCTATTCTTAATTCTTTAATAGGCAACTACTACAACCCACAAATAATTAATCCAAGTACGTTAGAAACCATGCTTGAAAGTAAATTTATTACTCCAAGTCAAGGTGGTCGTTTTATAGACAAAGCTGGAAATTACTATCAATTAGAAAAAGGCAGTCTTATGCCTAGTGTCATGCAAGACATTAATATTACTAAACCAATAGCTCAACCAAACCTAGAAAAATTAGCAATAGAAGGAGGTTTTACACCTAAACAAGCAAAAATAATGGCAGCAATTGCTATGGCTGAATCAGGTGGTGTTGCTAGAGCTTTAAATGATGTAGGTGACGATAACTCATTTGGTTTATGGCAAATCAATATGATTGATGTTCCTGACTACAAACTAGGAGAAGAACGTAGAGCTAAATTAAAACTAAAAACAAATGATGAACTTTATAACCCTGCTACAAACGTAAGAGCAGCTAAGATGATTTTTGATGAACAAGGGTTTGAAGCTTGGGGGGCTTATACCAACGGAGACTACAAGGACTTTTTAACCAAAACTGATTAGTTATGACTGATTCTAATTTAGCTTTTAAAGATTTTGCCGTTCAAGACAATCCATACGATGATGATCCTCTTAATCAAGCATTAAAGGAAAAGAAAGAAAATAATGCACTAAGACAAGTAGCTGGTTTTGGTACTGAAATAGGCACTGGAATACTTACTGATTATGGTACTGCTCCCTTACTAGCTGGTGGTCCTCTTGGTATTGGTGCCTATGGAGTTATTAACTTTGGTTCTGGATACGCTTCTAACGTAGCTGCACAAAAGATTAGAGGAGATGAGTTTAGTTATGGAGAAGCAATAGCAGCTGGTCTTTTTCAGATGATCCCATTTGGATCTACTGGTAAAGGTGTTAAAGGTTTAGCTGGTGCAGGTCTTCAAGGTGCTGTTACAGCTGGAGGAGAAACAACAGTTAGAACAGCTATTGATCAACAACGATTACCAACAGCAGGAGAGATTGGAACAGCAACAGCATTTGGTACAGCATTTGGTACTGGCTTTAAAGGTTCACTAGATTTTGTTGGTTCTCTTTCTAGTAAATATGGTGGTAAGTCAGCAACTGAAATAGATAGTCTTATAACAAATGAAGAGAAATTAGGAATAGACGGATTAATAGAAGAAAATAATAAAATGAAGGATTATTTTGATCCTCGTAAAAACAAAAAATCACCACCTGTTAGTGAAGACGGAGAACCTCTTGATTTACCTGAAGGGTTTACAGGAATAGAAACAGATGAGGCTTTTGATAAATTATTTCCAGAAACAAGACCTAAACTAAAACCTTTTAAAACTAATTTAGAACAAGGGAGAGGCTTAAAAGGAAGTCGAGGTGCAGATTATTTAAGAAAACGTATGAGAATGGAAGTCAATTTCAAAAGGCTTGATTCTCAAGAAGCTAAAGACGTAGAAACTTTTATGGATATAATTGGTGATGACATGTTTGAGAATCAATCAATATCAATATCAGCTAAATTACCAAAAGCAGGACAATATGATTTTGCTAATAACTTAATAACAATTAGAAAACAAATTGTAGATGGTTCTGAACAAGGTACTGGAGGTGGTTTTACTCATACAATGATCCATGAATTATGGCATGGTTTATCAAGATATTTACCAAAAGAAGATTTAACACGATATACAAAAGAATTTAAAATAGCTCAATCTAAATATTTAAAACAATTTGAAACAGACAAAACTAAATTTATCAGAGAAAACAATCCAGAATCATTAGCTAGGAAAATAGGACCGTCAGGTATTACAGGTAAATTACCTAAAATTACAGAGAAAAACTATTTAAAAAAAGCAACAACTCATTTTGAAGGAACAAAGTTTAAAAATGAAAATTACAGATATTCAAATATTGATGAGTTTTTTGCAGAAAATTTAACTGATGAATTTATTGATATGTTAGATGGAGTAGGAAGATCAGCAGGAAGACCTGTTGAATTTGCTCCTTCTGGAACATGGAAAAGAATTTCACAAGAAATTTCTGTTTTTATTAAAGATTTATTTACAAGCCTTAAAGCCAGATTAGGAGGAACTCAAACTAGAAAAATATTTAATGATTTTATTAAAAGAGAAAACGTAAAGAAATATAGATCTTATCCATTAGATATCGATAATAAACTTGGAGTAACAGATTTACCAACAAAAAATGGTGATTCTTATAAAAAACCTTCTAAGCCTATTGATCCAAACGTTAATGATAAACTTTGGGGTCCAAGACAAGAAGATATAGATTTTACTGATCAGTTCTTAAAAAGTGAGATAGAAACTAATCCTAAATATCCAACGTCTATACCAGATGAATTTGCAATTGCTGAAGCAGATAATATATTATTACCTGAATTAAAAAAGAGATTAGATTATTTAGCTAGCCGAATAAGAGGTAAAGATGATAAAAAAGCTTTACGAATCCAATATCTTTCTGCCTTAAGACATCAATTTAAACTGACTCAAAACATTGTTAATACAACTCAAACACTTCAAGATGCTGTTTTAAACAAGACCGAACTATCTGATAAATTATTAGAAAATCTAGCAAAGTCTTACACTGATTATCTAGGCTTAGTAACACCTACAAAGATCATTGGTAGTGAAGCAGCTGGTACTTTACGATCAAGTCAATTAATACAAGAACCAGCTACAAAACGTATTCCAATAAATGAACAAATTAAAAAAGGTATTGGGGGAGGGGAAACACCATCACAAAGAGTTGCTTCTGACAAAGCAGGAAGAAAAAATACAAAACAACTTGTAGAAGAAGCTCAAACAGAAGCTGCTGAAAAAGCTCTTATTCCAACAAAAGAAGAAATCTTTGAAGCTCTTAAACAAGCAAGAGAGACTGGCGATATTGAAGGTTTAGTTAAATTGTCAACACAGATAAAAGCTATGGGTGGTGACTCTAAAAAAATAGGAAAACTATTTGAAGGAATGACTTTAGGAGACAGAGCATTAAGAGGGTTAAAAGTTACAAATGAAATTTTCATTAATTCAATTCTTTCTGCACCTGAAACTCATATAGTTAACGTTGTTGGTTCTGCTTTTAATGTTGCTTTAGGACCAGTAGATCTATTTTTGGGAAGTCCTCTTACAGATACAGTTGCAAAAGGAAGAGCAGTCAGAGAATTAGTAGGAATGCTTACCTCTACTAAAGAATCTTTCAAGATGGCTGCTAAAGCTTTCTACTTAGATAAAAACCTATTAGATCCAGCAAGACAGTTTGGACAAGATTCTTCTGAAAGATACGCAATAAGAATGTCAGGTGATTCACCTCAAGCACATGTCATTAATACGATTGGAAATCTTGTTAGGTTGCCTGGAAGATTTATGATGTCTGGTGATGAATTTGTTAAAAATATTGCTTTCCGTTCTCATTTGTTAGGTAAGTTTTCACAGCAAGCAACTGAACAAGGATTAAAAGGCAAAGCTTTTAAAAAATACGTTAAAGATAATTTTGATGAAGTGATTGATATTGTTAATAAGGAAAGCGTTGAACCAGGAACTAAAAAGAATATTCTTGATGCTTACATTGAATCTTTAGATTATGCAGCAGATAGAACCTTTACACAGGAATTAGGACATGGTTTTTTAAAAGATGGTGTAGGAGCAGGCACTACTAAAAAGTTAGCTTCTATTCTTAAGTCAGCAGGAATGAAACCTATTGTTCCTTTTGTTACTACACCAGTCAATATTGGTAAATCAGTACTAAGAAGAACAGGCTTTCAGATACCAGGAGCAGGAAAGCTAAACAACTTACAGTTAGGCAGACTTCTTAAAGAGCATAACGATAGATTATACAGTCCTGATCCCGCTACAAGAATGAGAGCAAAAGGAGAGTCTGTAACAGGTGGATTGATATGGTCTTCTTTAATATTTTTAGCTATGCAAGCTAATGATCCTGACTCAGAAATAGCTCTTATAGGTGGTGGCCATCACGACAAATACAAAAGAGGAAATAAGTTAAGAACAGGTGAATTGGCTTACAGTATTAGAAAAATAAAGAGAGATGAAAACGGTGAAATAGTTAGAAGTGTAGATGGTGTACCTGAATATAAATATTACGATGTTTTAGATCGACTAGAACCCATTGCTTCAATGCTAATGATTGCAGGTGATTGGTCTCAGATGTCAGCACACATGGAATTAGATGATGAACAAGAAGCAGCTAAAGCTTTAAGAGTATTAATACAAAGAAACTTTTCTAATAAATATATGCTTCAAAACATTGGAGAACTTTTTGAAATTATTGATAACCCTACTTCTTTTGATAGATGGATGAGAATACCTGCAAAATACGTTGGTTCTGTTGTTGGGTATCCAAGTTCAATGCTTGCATCTATTAAAAGAGCAAGAGGAGAAAAATGGGAAAGCTCAAATCCACTTAATCAAAAAACTTACAAAGGTAGATTTGCTAAAAAGAAATATGAAATTCAAGCAGGTGATTTAACTAAACAAGAAATAAGAGCAGATGGAAGTTTAAGAGATAAGCCAGAAGTACCTTTTGTTGACAATGGATTAGACACTTTAGGTCTTTTTATAATGAGAGAGCTTGCTGATAAATATTCTGGCTTTAGTGCAGATTTAGAACCAATGGTTAGTCCTACAACAGGACAAGTAATAGAGCGTCCTTCAGGGTTGGGAACTAATTGGTTCATGCCTTTAAAATATGGAGAAAGCAAAGGTAATCCTATTGATAATTTTGTAGAAAGAGCAGGAGCACGATTAACACCACCTGAATCTATAATCCTTCAGGACGATACAGGCGATGGAATTAAATTAGACACTAAAGAATATAATAAATTTAAAAATTTAATTCCTTTTGTCGAAATAGATGGAAAAAGATTTCCTCAATTACTTTTAGAAATGTATCAAGACGAAGATATTCAAAAAATGCTAAACGTAGTAGAAAATGGAGGAGGAGATTCACCAGACAAACAAGCTGATTTAAAGCTAAGAAAAAGACAAGCAAAACTTCTTAGATCCCAAATTACTTCTGCTTACAATAGTTATGTTGAAGCAGCAGAAGACTATTATAAAAACAACATGCTTGACCCCAAAACCTTAAAGGCATGGGAAAAAGAACAAGAAAGATCAATTAACCAAATCATTTCTGAAAACCAGAATTAACTATCATGGCTACTAACACTGCTGCATCTTTTACTAGTCACACTGGCAATGGTGGAGCTGGTCCTTTTTCTATCTCCTTCAGTTATCAATCTGAAGATGAAATAGATGTAACTGTTGCAGGCGTTTTAAAAACTAAAGACACCCACTACACTTTTCCATCAGCTACTACCATTTCCTTTACTTCAGGAAATTATCCTGCTAGTGGTGCAGCAATTAAGTTCCAAAGAGATACAAATATAAGTGCTAAAAAAGTAGATTTTGTAGATGGAGCAATCTTAACTGAGTCTGATCTTGATGCAAATACTGACCATTTATTATTTGGCTTACAAGAAGTTCTTTACAAAGTAGAGTCAAGAGTTTTTGACACTATTCAAATTGCAGATTCAGCAATTACAAGTGTAAAAATAGCTGATGGAGCAATTGTTAATACAGATGTAAATGCAAGTGCTGCTATTGCTGGAACTAAAATATCTCCTAATTTTGGATCTCAAGTAATTACGACAACTGGAAACATAGTTGTTGGTGGCACTGTTGATGGAAGAGATGTTTCAGCAGATGGATCTAAGTTAGATGGAATAGATACAGGAGCAAAAGACGATCAAACAGCAGCTGAAATCAAGACATTATTAGCTGCTTCAAAATTAACTTCTGCTCATATAGAAGCTGGAACAATTACAGAATCTGAGATAGATGACGGACAAATTACTGCTGCAAAATTAAATGCAGCAACAGTCATAACTAGTAGTGAACAAGCTACTGCAACTGTTAATGACACAAGCTTTTTAACTTCACAAGCTGCTGATGCTCGTTATTTCAACATTAGTAGTGGAGATACAATTAAAGATGGTGTCAGCTTCCCAGACAATGACACAACAATTGCTACAACAGCAGCGATCAATGACAGGATTATTGATCTAGTTGATGATGTTGGTGGTTTTGTACCAATAGCAAATGAAACATCTTTTCCAGCTACTAACCCTGATGTAAATAACGGAACAGGAACATTAGTCAGTATTAAAGAATTTGCTTCTTCTCATACCCCTTCTGGTGGAACAGTAACTATTGCTAATGGTGCAGGGTCAGGTAACACAGTAACTATTACAGGATGTGGTTCAACAGTTTTATCTGCTGGTTTTGGTGGAATCCTTGAAACAACATCAACACTACATACTTATACATTCCATCGCTTATCACCTAAATCAACAGAAGTAACAACAGTTGCAGCTATTTCTACAAACATCACAACTGTTGCAGGGATATCAGCAAACGTAACCACAGTTGCAACCAACGATGCAAACGTAACCACAGTTGCTACAAATATTTCTAACGTTAATACTGTTGCTGGATCAATAGCAAACGTTAATACTGTTGCTACAAACTTAAGTGGTATTAATGATTTTGCTGCTAGATATAGAGTTGCAGGTAGTGCTCCAAGTTCTAGTTTAGATGTTGGAGATCTTTACTTTGATACGTCAGGTAATGAATTAAAAGTCTATAACGGTAGTTCTTGGCAATCAGGTGTAACTGCAACAGGAAATTTAGTTAGTAAATCAGGAGATACTGTAACTGGTGACTTGATTATTGATAATGGACGATCATTAAAGCTATCAGAAACAGATGCTAATGGTGCTCATACAATTTCAATTAAAGCACCAGACTCTGTAACAGCAGATGCAACCTTAACTCTTCCTGATGGTGCTGGCTCAAGTGGATATCTTTTAAGTACTGATGGAACAGGATCTTTAAGTTGGGTTGTACCGCCAAACTCCACTGGAGGAGGAGGAACTGATAACGTTTTCCAAGAGAACGATCAGGTTGTTACTTCTTCATATACATTGACTGCAAATAAAAATGCAAGCTCAGTGGGAGATTTAACGTTAAACTCAGGAGTAACGATTGAAATTCCTGCAAACGCTACCTTGGTGATTCTCTAAATGGCTTACGGAAAAATTAAAGTTGACACACTGACCTATGACGATTCAGGCAGTAATGTTGATGTCACAATTAGTTCTTTAGCTGCAAAAGTTGGTGCAGCGTCTCCAACCTTTACAGGTACATTAACAGCAGATGTAGCTACATTCTCAGGAGATGTAACTTTCAACAACTCTGGTTCTTACGATATAGTCTGGGATACTAGCGAGTATTGTTTAGAATTTGCAGACAATACTAAAGCAACTTTTGGTGCAGATAAAGATTTACAAATATATCATTCAGGTTCGCATAGCATTATTAATGATAATGGAACAGGAGATTTACAACTTCAAACAGGTGGTAGTGCAAAGCTAACTGTAGCAAGTACAGGTATCAACGTTACAGGTACAGCAGAAGTAGATGGTGTTGATATTGCTGGACCATATAAACAAACAGTTGTAGCAATTACACAATCAGCTACACCAACAGTTGATTTATCAACAGGTAATTACTTCACTCTTACTCAAAACGCTAACCTTACCCAATGGACATTTAGTAACCCTCCAGCAAGTAGAAGTTTTTCTTTTGTTATTGAATTAGCAAATGTAAGTTATACAACAGCTTGGACATTAGCTAGTGGAACTATTAAATGGCCTGCTGATACAGCACCAACTTTAAGTGCATCTAAAACACATTTAATAATCCTTACAACTGATGATGGCGGCACAACATATCGTGCTTCTTCAATCGTTGATTACACAACTTAATTATTAATTATGGATCCTAGTACTCTCAAGATTTTACAAGGTGCTGCTGGTGCTGCTGGTGCTAGCACTATAGGAGTAGAAGATGTATTTAGCACAGATTTATGGCTAGGTACTGGTAATTCTATGACTATAACCAATGGAATTGATTTAGCAGGTGAAGGAGGTTTGGTATGGACAAAAGCTAGGAATATAAATGATAGCCATACCTTAATAGATAGTACAAGGAAAACTGGTACTTACTATGACGACATATCATCAAGTGCCACTTCTGTCTCACAAACCAGTAGAAATTGGGGAATAAGTTCTTTAAACAATAACGGATACACCTTAGGTGGATCTAGCAATCAATTTAACTATTCAGGAGGTACACACGCCTCATGGACATTCCGCAAGCAGGAAAAATTCTTCGATATTGTTACCTACACAGGAAATGGTAGTAACAGGACGATAGCTCATTCGTTAGGCAGTATTCCTGGGATGATACTAATAAAACAAACTGATGGTACTGAAAGTTGGCGTGTATATCATCAGTCTATTGGTGCAGGAAAATTTCTCTATTTAAATGGTACTAATGCAGAAGGCACAAGTAGCGCATACTGGAATGATACTGAGCCCACCGCAAGCGTTTTCAGTGTGGGCACCCATGATGCTGTTAATCAAAATACTAAAACCTATGTAGCTTATTTATTTGCCCATGAAGAAGCAGAATTTGGACCTAATTCAGATCAAAAAATAATATCTTGCGGTAGCTATACGGGAAATGGTAGCAATACAGGACCAGAGATTAATTTAGGATTTGAGCCGCAGTGGATAATGCTAAAAAGAGCATCAGGAGGTACTGGTCACTGGAGAATGTGGGATTCAATGAGAGGTATTACTACGGGAGGTAATGATCCGACTTTATATCCTAATTCTAATTCCGCTGAATATTCCAACGAAAAAATTGAATTAACTTCAACTGGTTTTAAGATTAAAGGAGGTGATGCTGGATATAACAGCAATGGAGACACGATCATCTACATAGCAATTGCGGCAGAGACTGGAAAAACAATGAAGGCGATTGAAACAGGTAGTGATGTATTTGCTATGGATGCAGGTGCTGGTACTACTACCACTCCGAACTTTGATAGTGCCTTCCCTGTTGATTTTGGATTAGTTAAACATAAAACTTCTGCAGAGAATTGGTATGTATCATCTAGATTAACTAGTAAAAAATTCCTTTATACAAGTAATCTTGGTTCAGAAGGTGCTTTAGCAAGTGCTAATTTTGATAGTAATGTTGGATGGTCTAAAGAGGGGTCATGGAATAGTAACTATCAATCATGGATGTGGAAACGCCACGCTGGTTTTGATGTGGTGGCTTACACAGGGAATGGATCAGCAGGTCATCAAGTACCGCATAGCCTCTCTAAATCTCCAGAGATGATCTGGATTAAAAAAAGAGCTGCTGTTGAAAATTGGGCTGCAGGACATAAAGGTTTAAATGGTGGTACTAATCCTTGGAATTACACTTTATATTTAAATACTACTACTGCTGAAACTCAATCAAGTGCTTATTTTAATAACACTGCACCGACTTCAACCCATTTCACTTTAGGAGCTTCTTCAGAAGTCAATTTTAATAATGAACCATATTTGGCCATGCTCTTCGCCAGCGTTGACGGCGTTAGCAAGGTTGGTTATTACGACGGCAGTGCCTCTGAACTCACCATAACGACTGGGTTCCAGCCTAGATTTGTCATAATACGTAGAGTTAATGAGGCACAAGATTGGTGCGTATTTGATACGACTAGAGGATGGGCAAGCGGTGTTGATCAAAGAATAGAATTGAATGACGATGATGCACAAAATAATTCATATGATTGGGGCGCACCTACATCAACAGGATTTACCTTGACTCCATCCTCAGTATCACTTTCAGGAAAAACAAACTACGCAGGCGGTAAATACATCTACTACGCACACGCTTAATGGGGGAATTTATATGAATTTAACCCCTTTATTTTCCACCCTTATTTATTAATTATCATGACTGAATTTAGAAAACAATCTGACGGAACATTACTTGTAGGAGAATCTGCTTTTCGCAGAGAGTTTCCTCATATCTCTATACCTAAACCATTAACTGAAACTATTGTTAACTCTTTAGGTTACGACTGGGTTTTTGATGGTGCACAACCTTCTACAACACCTCCATACCAAAGCGTACAAAGAGATGGTGTAGAACAAATCTCTGGTAAGTGGTATACAGAATTTATAGTTTCTACTGCTACAGGAGATGCTGCTACAGCCATAGACAATACAAAAGCAGCTTCTAATAGAACAGAACGTAATCAACTTTTAACTGATTCTGATTGGACTCAAACAGCTGATAAAGGTGGTTTAGCAGATTCAAAAGTTACTGAATGGGCTACCTATAGACAAGCCTTAAGAGATCTACCAACAAGCTCTGGTTCTAACTGGCCTCATAACGTTACATGGCCAACTAAGCCTTCCTAAGTATTATAAATACAGCCCAGTAATTTTTTATGGTTAAAATCCTAACCTATGTCAATACTGCTGTTCTTTTAATAGCAGTTGGTGGAGGAAGTTTTGTTTACATGAAAAGAGCTGAATTTGTAAATGACATGATCTTTACAGTGCAAGATCAATTGATTAAAAACATTCAAAGTCAAATACAAATTCCTTCTATTCCTAATACAACAGGCTCAACTTTACCTTTTAACAGATGATCCAATTTAAATCATTTAATGGCCTAACTTCTCTTGTGTTAGGTGGAGGTTTAATAGCCACTAATTTTATGAGCCTTAATCTGTTGGCTCGTAAAGATTCAGGTATTCCTGATATAGCAAAGCTTTCTAGCACTCCTTATAGTTCAATTCAAATAAGAAGTGAAAAAGCTCCTGATGGTGCAGAAGAATGGACTTTTGCCTCTAAACAACACGATCCAAAGCTAGTCACAACAATCATTGATGATGAAAAACCTACCTTTAATGGCAAAGTTAAAAAGAGATATACACATAAACAAGATGTAGCTCAATTTGCAATTTATCCAAAAGGTTCAGATGGAAAACTTACAGCAGAGCAAATAGCTTGTATTGAAAAGATGGCACAAGGTAAATCAAATGGAATGATGATTGCTGATGCTACTTCTGTTCAGGTAACTCCAGCTATAGCAAGCGTTCCTATCGTAGGACCAGTATTAGCGGGGATATTCTTTGGTCAAGCTAGGAAACAAGTAGGAGATGCTGCTAGTGATATTGCTGGTCAATGGAATGATTGCTAGGTGGAATTAAATCCTCCTTT